CACTTAAAGCATTGGTTCGTGAGCGTATCGAAAAGGGTGATGATATGCCCACGGATCTATTTAACGTGTTCGCAGGAAGCCGAACCAAAATAACAAGGAAATAGAAACATGAACAAAGAACCAACAGTAAAGAAAAATGGTGCATTGTCTACAAACGTTGTGTTTGAAGCGGATGCAAATGTGCAGACTGGAGCGGTAGGACAAGATGATCTTGCATTACCGTTTCTTAAAATACTTGGACAGTTATCTCCAGAAGTAAACAAGAGAGACGGCAAGTATGTTGAAGGTGCAGAACCTGGAATGATTTATAATTCAGTAACGGGTGAACTCTTCAATGGTGAGCAAGGAGTCCCAGTGATTCCATGTTACTACAAACTCGAGTATGTCGAGTGGAAAGATAGAGGAAAAGATGGATCTGGTGCGCCAGTTAATATCTATCCTTCATCAAGTGACATCATGACTAAAACAACTAGAGGTGCAGACTTTAAAGATAGACTTCCAAACGGTAATTATATCGAGAAGACTGCTCAACATTTTGTTGTAGTCAACAGTGCTTCACCAACCACTGCGTTGATTGCTATGAAATCTACTCAATTAAAAATTAGTAGAAAATGGAATAGCATGATGCAAAGTATAAAGATGCAAGGTAAGAATGGTATGTTCACACCCGCATCTTTTAGCCATCTTTATCAGCTTAAAACCGTACAACAGTCTAACGACAAAGGTACGTGGTTTGGTTGGGAAGTGAGCAAGACAGGTCCAATCCAAGACGCTAACACCTATCAACAAGCCAAGAGTTTTTCTGAAAGTATTTCTAAAGGAGATATTCAAGTTAAACATGGTGAGGAAGATACTGCTAAGTCTACGGATGGAGCAGCTCACATTATGTAAAATTCCCCTCCGGGAATGGTTGCAACAGGGGTGACGAAGCGAGAGTAGAGTCACCCCTACTAAAGAGGAAAGATGGAAAACAAATTTATAGAAATATTTACAGGTCTTAAAAGAGACTATGGTTATGCAGACATAAACTCTGCTTACAAAGATCCCTCTACAGGTAAATTAAAATTAAAATATGGTTGGGCAGCAAAAGAATTATCAGAGTCAGATTATTTAGATCATCTTACAGGTAAAAAATCTATTGGTATCCAACCATGTAATGATGAAGGACTTGCAAAGTTTGGAGCAATTGATATCGACTCAGATGAGTATGACAACTTTGATTTAAGAAAGTATTTAGAAATTATTGATAAAAAAAATATTCCTGTAGTACCTGTCAAATCTAAAAGTGGTGGACTACATATTTATGTATTCTTTAAAGAACCAGTCAAAGCAAGTTTTGTAAGAAACTTTTTAGACAAATTACTATTTACATTTGATTTAAAAGCATCAACAGAAATATTTCCAAAACAAACACAGTTAGGTGTAGGCTCCGATCAAAAACCAATCAATGGTAACTTTATTAATTTACCTTATTACAATCGTAATGAAAGAGTGGGTTTAAATTTAGATGGTAGTGAATTTAACTTTGAACAATTTATAAAAGTCGTCGAAGCTAACACAAAAACTAAAGAGGATCTAGAAGAATTTGCTGATGAATTAATAAGACTCGAACTTACAGGTGGTGCAGATGAATTTATAGATGGTCCTGTATGTCTACAAAGATTATCAAAATCTAAACTAGATGATTACAGAGATAGATTTATTTATAACTACATGGTGTTTGCTAAAAAGAAATACCCGGACAATTGGGAAGAAAAACTTTTAGAAGGTGCAAGAAACTATATAGTCTACGATAATATTTGGGGTGATGAAAAAGTAAAACAAAAAATTAAAGCTTACAAGAAAGATACTGCAGGACATACTTGTTCAGAAGAACCTATTAATAGTATGTGTGTTAAATCAGAATGTCTTAAAAGAAAGTTTGGTGTAGCTTCTGATAAAGTTAAAAAGTTTCCAACACTATCTGCATTAATTAAAATAGACTACTCACCAGATCCAGAATTTAGATTTACTGTTCACTACAATGACAAAGTAGAAGGTGAAACTACACAACAAATAATTGCGAGAGACATTAATTACATCATGGACCAAGAAAAACTTAGACGTTTAATTGGAGCACATACACCTATTCCACCACCACGAATCAAGGGTGATGATATGCAAACTGTTTTAGATGTTTTATGGCAAGGAATGAAAACAGAAAAAGCTCCACCAGGTACCTCACCAAAAGAAGTATTGCATAAACATTTAGAAGACTACATTCATGGAGTTCCTGCAGTAAGTGACGCTGCATTTAGAAGTGGTAGTACATTAATTGATACGGATGGCTTTGCTTATTTTGTATTTGATCCGTTTTATAATTTTTTAAAAAACAAAGAATGGAAAGCTAAGATAGATAGAACAGGACAAATGTTGATGGATTTTTTTGACGCTGAACTCAGACATCCTAAAAGATATCCTAAAAAAGCAACAGAAAAAAAATCTAATAATCCTGTAAGATGTATAAAAGTTTCTATGAAATTCTTTGACAAAGAAGAAAACGAAATAGAAATTTTACCAATGAAAAGTAAAAAAGACATTCTTTAATGACAAAGGTTACAAAGATATATGGCCCTCCCGGTACAGGGAAAACAGAAAAATTAATTCGAAGAGCCATGGCTTACATAAGAGTAGGTACGCCAGTAAGTAAAATAGGTTACTTTGCATTTACTCGTAAAGCTGCGCACGAAGCAAGAGATAGAATGCTTAAAAAAAATCCTGAGTATAAAAAAAAACAACTTAGATACTTTCAAACATTACACTCTTTAGCTTTTCATAGTCTAGGACTTAGAGAAGAAAATGTTATGCAAGACTACCACTACAATGATCTTGGAAAACAATTAAGTATAAGAGTCAATGCTAAAAAAGATGCGGATGCCTCACCTTACTTAACTTGTGATAACGAATACTTTCAAATTATTTTAAAAGCAAAAGAAAAAGATATTCCAGTATGGGATGAGTATTGCACAGGAGAGCATTCAACAAATGTAAAACCTGACTTGTTAAAACATATTGAAGCAAATTACAATCACTACAAACATCCAGAAATAAATAACTTAGTGGACTTTACAGATATGATTCATGACATCGTACAACAACCAGATAAAATCCCAAACTTTGATGTAGTGTTTATTGATGAAGCTCAGGATCTATCGCCTATACAATGGAAATTTTATGACATACTAAAATCTAAATCAAAAAATATTTATTTAGCTGGGGATGACGATCAAGCAATTTATGGTTGGGCTGGGGCAGATGTAGATAGGTTCATTCAAGAACCTGCTACAGAAAAAGTATTATCAAGATCAAGAAGAATTCCAAAAGCAGTACAAGATGTATCCGAAATTATTACTGCAAGAATTGCAGGACTCAGAGCAACTAAAAATTATTTACCAAGAGATGAAGAAGGATTGTGTAGTAAAATCAATAGCTTAGAAAATGTAGATCTTCACCAGGACAACTGGTTAATACTAACTAGAACTTTATCCAGAGCAAAAGAAGTATGTGATCTTTTAAAAGTAAAAGGTTTGTACTATGAAAACAGACATCAAAAAAGTTACAACACTAAACTTTACAAAGCAATTGTTAGTCACAATAAGTGGTTAAATGGTGAAACAATAACTGATACAGCCAAAGCAGATATAATAGAGTATTTAGGAAACAGAGAACTTATAAAAGATAGAATGAATTATAATTTAAAATGGTTTGAATGTTTTGATAATGCACCTGCTGAAGACAAAATTTATATAAGATTAATGTTGTCAAATAAAGAAAGATTAAGTGATGAAGCACGAATTAAAGTATCTACAATTCATGCTGCAAAAGGGGGTGAATGTAAGAATGTAATTTTAGTATTGGACAATGCTAAAAAGATAAGAGAAGCTACGACCAAAAGTATAATAAAGCGTGACGAAGAGCACAGAGTATGGTATGTAGGTTGCACGAGAGCAAAAAGAAACTTATATTTAATGAGAGCCAAAATAGAACGAAAGGGATATCCACTATGACACACAAAGATATATTTGAGGAAGCATTTCCTCAGTACACCCAGGTAGGCGGGAATCACTACACAAAATTTCCCATTCAACCTTACGAGTTTATTTCTAAAAATGATCTCTCATTTTTTCAGGGCAACGTTGTGAAGTACGTTTGTCGTTATCAGCGAAAAGGGGGAGTAGAAGATCTTAAAAAGATTGTACATTACTGTCAGCTAGAGATGTTAAAAATGAACGACATGAAAAAGAAAAAATAATGCCAAAAATGTCTACTGTACGCAGAACAATTAAGTTTGCTAAAAATAAATTTAATTTAGAAATTTACCTTGGACTAGAAAAAGACCTTGCATGGGAAATATTTCCTCATGATTACAACGCAGCTTTATATGCATTTAGTAACAAAGATAGGATGACTAAAATAATAGAAAACAAATACGTATACGAGATAAAAAAATGAAGGTACCTTTATTTGAAGCACAGACTGAATGGAATGAACCAGAAGAATATCCGGATCTAAGAAAATACGACGAGATCGCAATCGACTTAGAGACAAGAGATCCTGATTTAAAATCTAAAGGTAGTGGTGCTATCATTGGTAACGGTGAAGTAGTAGGTATTGCTGTTGCTGTACCAGGAAGAAAATTTTATTTTCCAATTGCTCACGGATCAGGGCCAAACATGGATCGTAAGAGAACTTTAAATTGGTTTCAAGATGTATTAGATAGTGATGCTATAAAAATATTTCACAACGCTATGTATGATGTCTCTTGGATTAAGTCTATGGGTCTTAAAATTAATGGACAGATAGTAGATACAATGATTGCAGCATCATTGATTGATGAAAATAGATTTAGATTTGATTTAAATAGTTTGTCTTGGGATTATTTAGGTCATGGTAAAAATGAATCTGCATTAAATGAAGAAGCAAAGTCTAGAGGATTAGATCCTAAAGCAGATATGTGGCAACTGCCAGCAATGTATGTGGGATCTTACGCAGAAAAAGATGCAGAACTTACTTTAGAACTTTGGCAGATATTTAAAAAAGAATTATTACACCAAGATGTTGAGTCTATTTTTGAACTCGAGACAGATCTTTTTCCTTGCTTGGTAGATATGAGATTTCTTGGGGTAAGAGTAGACGCTGAAAGAGCTCATAAATTGAAGCAACAATTAACATTACAAGAAGAAACATTACTCCACCAAATAAAAAAAGAAACAGGAGTAGATGTTCAATTAATGGCTGCACGAAGTGTTGCCAAAGTTTTTGATAAACTTGGTTTAACTTATGAAAGAACTGCAAAATCACAGGCACCTTCTTTTACTAAAAATTTTATTTCGAATCATGAACATCCTGTAGTTAGAATGATTGCTAAAGCTAGAGAAACTAATAAAGCCCATACTACGTTTATAGATACCATAATTAAACATGAACACAAAGGTCGTATCCATGCGGACATAAATCAAATTAGATCAGATCAAGGTGGGACTGTAACCGGAAGATTCTCTTATTCTAATCCTAATTTACAACAGCTTCCCGCTAGAAATAAAGATCTTGGACCTATGATTAGGTCTATATTTATACCCGAGAAGGGCCATAGATGGGGTAGTTTTGACTATTCACAGCAAGAACCTAGGTTGGTAGTACATTATGCAGCTTTACACAAATTTCCGTCTGTTAATGACGTTATAGATAATTATGAAAATGATACCTCAACAGACTTTCACCAAGTTGTAGCTGACATGGCAAAAATTCCAAGATCACAAGCCAAGGTAATTAACCTTGGATTATTTTACGGTATGGGTAAAGCAAAACTCCAAGCCGAATTAGGTGTATCAAAAGACAAAGCAGCAGAATTGTTCGATCAATACCACGCTAAAGTTCCCTTCGTTAAGCAGTTAATGAATAGTGCTTCCAATCGTGCCCAAGAGCGTGGTCAAATTCGAACTCTCTTGG